GATACTGACCTTATCGGTTATCGCGATCAAGGACGGCTGGTAGCGTGGAGCATGATCAAACGCTACGACAGCCACAATGCTTTGTGTGCGCAGTTTGCTTGGACCTATCACAATCCCAAGACCCGACTGGGCATAGAAAGTTTAAAAACAGAATGTGCTATCTATCGAGAACGAGGATTTCATTATCTCTATCTAGATCAAGCACACCTGTACAAACAAGGCTTTGACGGCTTTGAACTACTGGGACCAATGGAGTAACTATGGATTTATATACAATTTGGGCAAACAAAGAAGGTGACATTTCAGATCTAGACTGGGTAAACGGAATGAAAAGTTTCTTTGATCATTTGATTGCCGAAGGCAAGATGGAGACGTACAGAATCACTAGATGTAAAATGGGGTTTAGGTCTATAGCAGATATGCCGGAATGGATGATTATCATGGAGTTCACAGACATGGGTCAAATGGATCGTGCGTTTAAACGTGTGGCTCCACTGGAAGGCGATCTTGAAGTCAAGCACAAAAGCTTCAATCAGTTTGTTGCTGGAGACATCCAGCACGCCTTGTTTCGCGACTGGCCCGATACCAACTTGTAAGATCTCTTAGAGATCTGTTTCTTTCGCTAAAGCTCAGAAACATTTTTTTAATTGACTGTTTTTAAGTGCATTATCTAGATCACGCGGTCACAATTCACCGTATGAACGGTGAACATGACTGGTACATTATCTGAGTGTAGCTGTCATTTATTCTTGCAAGATTGTGTTTCCACACGGAGGCGGTTGACCGGTACCCCCTACTCACGCTTCACATATCAACGGAACCCTAGTGACCCGAGAATAAATCCAAGTCCTACGAGCATGGGTCGTATCTTTTTCAACGGAGCCCAAACCATTTGTTGCCTTAAGTTAGCATTTGCCTTTGACACCCGAGTGAACCTGAGTCCATTCTATCTGAGCTGGGTATTGCACCAGCCCTCAACGGGGATCGAGCTACCTCGATCAAACACAGTCAGTTTTGTTGCCTGTCTAGTTTAAATTTTGTTTTTTATATGACTACCGTGAATGCGACACACTATCTGTCCATTGTAGTAGTCATCTGACTCTAGTACTCTATGATTAAATTGTTCCCTAGCTTCGATATAACTGCAAGCGGCTTTTGAGTTGCAATAAAATAATATTTCTCTTGTGAAGTTGTCTGCGCCTAAGCGTTCAATGTCTTGGTTGAGTTCGGTGTTGCTTCCATAGTATAGCTGCCAGTCTGATTCTATTTTGCTTCTGATTTTTTTACGTTTTTTGTTGCCGTTTTTTAATTTCACTACTCTGTACGTTGTCTTACTAAATTTTGCTAGTTTCTTACCGATATACTTCCTACCGGTGGTGTTGTTTGTGATCAGGTATACAAACCCCACACAGTCTTCGGGCAGTTGTTCGATTGTTTTGTTTTCGTAAAGCCATACCATGGACTAGTAGTTATCATCATCCTTGGCCATTTAAAAAATTTACAAAATCTATGTTTGTGTTTATGGTAGACGGGGCATCCTTGCAATAATGAGATATCAAAATTTGGTCTAATGTCGACAGTTTGATAGGGGCATCTAGTACAGTTGTTGCATGTGTGTTGTAGCCAAGTATATCTATGTAGGATTGATGATTGGTATACTTAAATCTATACAGCGGATCTTGAAGCAATAACCATCGGTCAAACATATCTAGTCCAGCGTCTGTAACCCACCTATCTATAGATGATAAATTTCTATTATAGATATCTCCTAATGAAATATTAATGTCAAAATTATTGTCAATTTTTTTTGGTCTATCAGTAATATGATTGAGAATTTCTTTAAGCATAAATTCTCCAAACAAGTTCTTTTCTTGAAATTTTTGTGCTATTTTAGAATTTTTATATATTTCCTGAGTTACAGTACATCCAACAGCTGATTTTCTGCACCAGTTTTTAATCACAGCTGGGTATAATTCTAGATCATATGTAATGCCAATAGACACTATATCTAAGGATTTTTTTAAAAAAAACAATTGATCAAGTCTGTGCGTACCGATAATCCACGATTGACTACTTTCTGCTGCTAACTCTTTTAATTTTAATATGTCAGAGTCGTTCCATGTTCTGCCATACCATCTGTTAGTATTCTTTGGGGTCCACGTAACAATATTGCTTGGAAATAAGTTCTTTAATCGTGGATCAACGCTCTGCAATGCCCGACCAGTATCTAAAATTGCACCATCGTATTGATTTTCAAATTGACCAGATTTTCCTAGTAGTTGTTGAATAATATCGCCGCAACTCCCTGGAATCCAAAACATACAATATAGATCAGACATGATAATCCAAACTTAAAAATATCTGTCCTATTCCATGAGTGGAATTTTTAATATTAACGTAATGTTTATGGCAAGCAAGTTGTTGTTTTTTAAACAAATTGATTGCCCAATCACATAATGAATCCACAGATATATTAAGTCTATCGTATTTTATACACGAAAGACTAAAAGTTACTATTATTCTTCCATTGGGCACAAGATATTTTTTATAATCTGCAATCATTGTTATCAACTCATCAATGGTTTTATATTTGAATTCAACATTATTGATTAATAATACTGTGGGCACTGGTGCATAATACTGGGTATGTACGTCTAGTATGCCTTGATAAATTTCTCCTAGACATTTATGAGCGAACACAGGTCCTGGCAATGTATTGTTTATTATAAATTTTTCTTCTAGAAGTAATTTTTTGTTGTTGTTCTTAGAATTGTACCTATATAGATGCCATCTTGGCCCATAATGAGATTTCAATATTCGTACTTGTGCTTTAGTCATTGATTGGCCAAATTACTTGAGTAACTGGATATATAAAATTTCCAGACATGCCACAGTCATCGCTTTGATATTGTTGAATTGACGGAGCCCGATTAATGTGAGCAGACCAATGCTGGATTAATTTTAAATCTAAATCGGGTTGATCAACATATAATTCTTGATTGTATTCGGTGTATACTAAAAATTTATTTATAGCAAGGTGTAAAAATTTTCTTGCTTTGGGCAAACACTGTTCTAGCATCCAATCTATATGTTGTATTGAAACAAACTCAAGATGGTTAATTATTAAAGAAATCACGTCGTGAGTGCTGTCAGGAACTACAGAAGTGATAAAACAATCTTGGATTGAATTTTCTCTGCAGAAATTTGTAATTAACTCCTGATGTGGAAGAGTGCCCGGATTCTGTAGTCGCCATAGGCTCTTGCACGGCACAACTGGAAGATGTCTTACCCAAGTAATCATGCAATATCTACATCCGTGCTGTAGCTAGTGTAGCCTTTTTCTTTTACCACACGCAGGATATTCTCCACACGTCCAGCCAGCTCATCTCTGTGACTCACGAGCCAGATACTCTTGTGGCGCTCGCGACTCATCTGCTTGAGCAAGGCCAGGCTGCTTTCCACACCTTGTGTATCCAGACCACTATCAATCATTTCATCAATGAACAACACATTGATCGGTTGATATAGACTTTCAAACACATCACGGAAGGCCCAGCTCATGCTGAGTATCAATCTGTTGCGCTCACCTCGGCTGAGATTGTCAAAGTCCAGCTCACGACCCAGCTCTTCGATTGAAACAGTGAGATCATTCTGGAACACCACTGTATGTGGCAGGCCAATACGGTCCAGGTAGTAGGTGAGTCTGGCATTGAGATAGCCAAGATTCTGTTCAATGATCTTCTTACGGATAAAACTGTCCTTGCTGGTCAGTAGCTTGAGCAAGAAGTCTTGATGTTCTTGTAGTCGAGTAAGATCATTTAAGGCGTCGTAGGTCACAGTCTGTAAGGCCTGTGCGGCCATTTCTTCAATCTGTTCTGAATACGGATCAGCTTCAACTCGCTTGCTGTCTATCTGTTGTTGCAAATTGCTGAGTGTGCTACGATGTTTGATAGCATCCTCTTCATGATCGTAGAACATCCGGGGTGGTTTACCTAACACGCCCAGGGAGGTGTGGGCAGTCTCAAGTTCTGATAAGAGCTGTGTATATTCTTGGCACGCCGCTCTTGCTGAATCCAGATCCGTCTGCTTTGCCGCCAAAACTTGTTGGTGCTTAGTGTCGTGGAAGGCCTGTCCGCACGTGTGACATTCATGGTTTTCAAGCGTTTGGATTTCTTTGGATAGTTTGGAAATCGACTTCTCTTCGCGACCAATGTCAA